TACTAAGGCGATTTAACCAATCAATACCTGCGCCAAGATCAAAAAAGCAATCACCAACCCAGCTTAAAAGTCGTGTTTTAATATTCAGACCAATGGCATTGTTTTGGGTAAGATAATTGCCGTTACCTTGGCCAAAAACCCAATCTCCATTTTGATCTAAATTTCTAATAATCATTTTAAGTCCCCGATATCACGATGCCATCAACAACATTGACAATGGTATATGTGCCAGTAGCACCATTGCCAGCATGAATGCTATGCCCGGCAGATTGTACCAGATTTGATGTTAGATTCAAAGTGCCACCACCACCAGAGCCATCACCATCGACTTCCAGATTTCCAGTAATTTGAACATTTCCGATCATTTTGATTGTTTGATGTGTCATTTGAATAGCTGTCACAGAATCAAATAGAATTTGAAGGCCATTGAAATAATTGGTTATAACATTCTCTAAATTTCTAATTCCAACAATTGCCATAGCGTCAGATTTATCATGCAACCTATAAGTGGTGGGCGCAGATACAGCACCGGAATTATACCAGTTATCTATTTCTCGGTCATTGAAAAGGATAATGCACGTATCGCCTGCTGTTATCGGCATGGTGATGCTAGAGCCGCCGCCCGTAAGTACAAAAACAGGAACTTTCAATAAGACAGGATAAGGCGCAAGAACGCGCGTACCATCTTCATTTACAGTAATGACTTTCTTTAAAGCAATTTCAATATCGGCCTGCTGTGTGCCGGAATAAAATGCCTGTATTATCCCCACCTGGACACAATTAATCGCCTTCAAAACATCCTGTTTTTGGGCGCCAAGTATATCCAGAAGATCAGGTTGATTCATTGGTTTCTGCTGGGGCAATTTGTTTCCATGGGCCGAAAGGGGTTGATCCTAAAAGAAGATTAAAACTACTCTCCAAATTACCGCCAACAGCGGCAGAAATGGTTCCTTGGTGATTCACACCTACAACTTTATATTGCCCGTTATAAGTCGGTTCAACAGTGCTGTTTAACTGCAATAATTGACCTACCGTAACGCGCGGCTCAAACATCGTCCTGATATTTAAAAATGAACCTTCCCGGCGCGGTGTTTCCAGTAGTCCGGTCGATGAATCAATCACGGGAAGCTGGCCTATTAAAACTTCATTATCCCCGAGAAAGAATATTTTTCCCTTATCAATATATGGATTTTGAAAATATGTTTTAAGTTTCTCAAATGTGTTACCGTCAACAATAACTGGCCTATTAAAAACATTCGTTAATTGACCAATCGCACCGACTTGAACGCCTACAAAATTACCAGATAATGTTTTTATTAAATTCTCAGCAGAAATACCAGCCGGGAATGAAAAGCTAGATTGTGTGTTTAGGATATCATAGCCGCCATCCATACCGATAACAGTTGTGACAATATCAACGCCTTCACGGTTACTGTCAGCCTGCATAATTGTGCCTTCAAAAACTGTGAAAAGGCTATCATATCCAGCGTCCAATTTAACCTTATGCGTTGGTTGAATATTAAACCTATCTTGCCGGATACGATTTCTAGTTACTAAGCTTAAATTATAAATTCTCAAACTCATTGTATTGGCGGCAGGCGATACATTACGAACAATTGAAAAATCAATGGTAAACGGATTTTTTAAAATGATAGCACCACGGCCATCATTCATATCAATAGTTAATTGGAAGTTTCTACCGAATTTAATCATTGTATGGCAAACGCTGTTTCGATTTCTGAGGAATTCAGCAAGAATAGCGTAATGCGCCCGCTGGTAAAATCATCAATATAAAAAGGGTCATCACCATCGGATGATAAGCAGCCTAGGCCGAATGAAATTATGTTTGACCATTGATTAAGCGTGTTGGGAGAAACGACAAGGCGCTGACCTTTGACATTAAAATTCCCGTAGGAAACGTCATAAAACCAACCAATTTGGCCGGGCAGATAATAAAGCGCCATAGAAATATTCTCACCAGCTTCACCCACAATAGTAAATTGTTGGCTTGCGTCGCTGGTGATGCCCGTAATCTCTAACATTCCGCCTCCTAATTAACCCAAGGTGCAAAAGCTTTGGCGCCACCTGATAAGCTGAAGCCAAATGCCGGTGTAGAAATACCCTGTACACTACCATTTAAAATAGTTGATTGGCTGGCCAATGCATTACCATTTGGCGGAAGCGCAGAAATATTTGAAGGCAATGAACTGGGAACCTCAGGATTTGATACAGGGACGCCGCCAGCAGAAGATAAAGGGCTTATTAAACTATTAACATCAAACAATGTTGTTTTTGTTGATGCATAGCGTATTTCCTTAAGAGTAATAGAAAAATCAGTTCTATATTTCGTTTCTTCATGCTGGATAGCCGTCACATTTGTAATCGCCATATTGCTGACAAATTCGAATGGCGTTTGCAAAGAAACCAAAATCTTTGATTGCCATAAAGCTTTAAAATATTGGAAAGCGGCCTGTTGTTTATTTTGCGGCAACATATTTTGGACAGCCGCATAAAGCGAATTTGCCTGAGATAAGAACTGCGGTGATGTTATTTTTTGAAGACTAAAATCACCGCCATCGAAAAAACTCTGCGCCTGCTGAACGCCAGAAGAAAGGGCAGGAAGAACGGCATTCAAAGTTGTTAACTTTTGCGTAAGTGTTTGCAAAAGGCTTAGGTCTTGAACATCAACGGAATGCGTCAATTCACCGATAAATCCACGCAAAATAAATTGCTTAGGCCGGATGGCGATATTATCTTGGAAGAAAGAATTATCCTCGGCATAATGATCTGTAACTTCCGCGCTTAATGTACCAATGCTTGCACCCTCAACATCAAAAACAAATCCACCGATACCAAATGAATTTAAAGGCGTGACGATATAATTACTAAGCACACTTTGCATAGAATTAAAGTCTGAAGATAGAGTCTGTAAAAATGAATCACCAATGTTATCCATTATGCCACCGCCGCGTTGTTGCGTTGAAATATAGCATTTTGATAAGATTGTTTCATTGATTTCACAAGATCATCTGGATGCTGGTTGCTCTGAATGTGAATTGTGATGTTATTAACATAATCTCTTGTTTCTTTTGGGGCGTGGCTAATGCCATACTTCTGAAGATTGCCCGGCCCCCAATTATATGCAGCCAAAGCCATTTCATTATTACCGAATTGATTTTTTAACTGCCCAAGATATTTTGCTGCTGCCCATGCAGATTGATTAAAATTAAAGGGGTCTATGCCGAATTGTTTTGCTGTTGCCGGCATAAACTGGAACGCACCTTGCGCACCAGATTTTGGATTGACGGCGTTAGGATTTCCACCGCTTTCCTGGTTCATAACCGCCTTTAATGTCCCAGGCTGTAAACCGTTTTGCATTTCAAGTGATGAAAACAAATCTTTATTATTACCTGTTAATTCATTAAGCGTTTTCTGGCGATCTGCATGGTTTCCCAGAATCCAATTTACAGGTTTATTTAACCAATCCTCGAATTTTGTTAAAGATTTCAAAATAGAATGGCTGCGCTCCTGCGTACCATTGTGCTTTTTATCTTCAAGCCTATCCAAAACATTAACGACAGTTTTTTCCAGAAAAGTAGAAATTCTATCAAATGCCTGCTGAAGCCGTCGCGAAGATTCGGCCAACGAATCCATGTCATGCGTGGTCATATCTACAGCGTCATGCGCTGTTTTGAGCTGACCGCTGGATGCATTCAGATAATTTAAAAACTCATGGGGAAGGCCGCCACTACGCAATAAACCGGATTGCATTTCCGGTGATAAATTTTTAAACTTAACGGCCAGGGCATCAAGAAACTGGGTGGCATTCATGTTACCTATTTCGATGCCAGCACGTCCGGCGACTTGGCCCAATCCTGGGTCACGGAAGCCATTTCGCCAATCATTTAATTTATTATCAAGATCGGAAATTGCCCCTGCTGCCGCTGCTGCTGATATACTAGGGTTCAGATAACTAATAACCGAGGCATAATTATGCAATTCAGCCGTAGCAATGCGCGTCCCCTGCGCCAAATTGTGCATACTTTGTGCGCCAGACATGGCATTAGTGACGAATTTATTTATTCCGTATGCCGTTACACCGCTGACCCCGAGCAATTCCAGCATATTACTGGATAGGCCTTTGATGCTTTTATCAAAGGATTCTAAAGCCTTGCTATCGACATCGAAGCCAAGCGAGACAAATAATTGACCAACATTAGTTCCGGCCATGCAAATCACCACTATTTAATCTCGTATAGAAATCCTGATAATCATTATCAAATGATTCGTAATCTAATATATCTTTGATGGTTGAAAATGGAGCGTTCATGATCTTATCCGGGTCGCCTCCATAATAACCTAGTTTTGCCAATCTTAAAGCAATGAATTTTGCTTCGTCATCAATTTTTATTTTTGGTCGTCGGATACCTGATTCAGCACCCCGAGAAAAGTTAACAATTGTGAAGGATGCTTTTTTTTAAAGGGTGCCAGATTGCACTCTATGCACGCTTGTACAATATCGAGATAGTCCTCGCGCGCAGCAACATCTTCAAATGTCGTTTCATTGATGCTTTTACCATTATACGTGCAACGAGCCAGACAAGCAAAAATAGCAGAATAAACATCGGGCGAACTCTCAACTTTCAATGCCAGTTGCATAGGATTTACTTCTGAAGTTAAACCTTCAGATAAATGCTGGTTAATAGCGCGGTTCAGGGCCATTGTTTCAGACCAAGAGCCAGCAGAAATGCTAACCTCTGCGCCACTTTGAACTTTAATAGTTTTCATTATTGTTGTGTCCTTGCAACACGGCTCCAGCCAATGTGATAAACGGCAACGCCTTGTTCAGTGGAACCCTGGACGTTCGTCGTAACATCCACCTGTTTGCTGAAAAACCCGCCTGTAAGAGCGTAAACATCTTGCAGGCTGTTTCCTAAGCCGTCGCCTAAATTCTTCACCAGTTGGCCTGTGAGCAGAACGAAAGTGGAAAAATTAACATCATTTTGCTGGGTCAACAAAGATTGCAAAAATATATCATCTCCGCTACCGCGCATAAGGCGCAAAGTAAGATCGCCATTATTTCCGCTTTCATTTTTTGAAATGATGGTATTTCCACTGCGGCCCGTACTTTTATCTGCAATATTGGCGGAATAAGTCAAAACAGAAATATCATTATTAGCCATATTTCGAATTACCCGATTATTGATAATAAGCGTATCAGCCCCAGTAAGTGTAAATAATGGCATGTCTTTTCCCCTATGCGTTAATCAAAACTTGGATGGTGCTGGATTGAATAGCGCCAGCAAGTTTCGCGGCGATCTGAACTAGTGGCGCAATGCGTTGCGCGCGCTGTGATTGCGGCTGCAAACCAATTGGCTGACTGTAAATGTAATAGCCCTTATTCGTGATATTTGTCAGGAATAATTGCTGATTGCCAAATGTGTCTGGGCTAGTCCATGTGCCAGGCGCCAAGAAACCATTAACAACAAACTGGTTCATGACCTGCGCGAGAGAGTTTTTGTAACCCGTCATGGCTGGCTCAGTCTGTGGAACCTTTGTGCTGGTAGTAGCCAGATAATTGAAGCCATTGGTTTCCAGCGCAAATTTCAGAGCCAATTCGCCGTAAATAACATCATCATAATTATTACCCTGGGTCGCATAGCAGCCTGCTACACCGAAGTAAGAAACATAAATATCGACGCCTGCCAGATTTGCGGCATTGTAAATAGTTTGCGTAATTCCTGGATCAGGGACAACGTTTGCAAGCTGTTGCAGGTTCATCGTGCCGCAGGTGTTATTTCCTGTGTAATTGGTGGAGAATTCGCGCCCCATCCATGCAGCTTTCATCAGGTTAGCTGCGGCTTGACCTGTGGTATATAATTTCAGGCGGGTTTTATATTCGCTTGCCTGAGAGATCGTAGTTGCAATTCCTGCCACATCACCCACGGCAGAAACATGGTGGAAGAACATAAGGTCTTGCGCCTGCACTGCGGTAGCCGCGGCAGAAATAGCAGTATCTTCAAGATTAACGTTTGTCATGAAAGCTGCGTAAAAAATAATAGGCAAAGAGCGAGAAATGCATGAAGCGATAGTTTCACCGGAACTATTGACGCCCGCCGTAGTCGTACCAGAAGAAGTGTTCAAATAAGATGCACCGGTTAAATCTGTTCCTCCACCTGCATAAACAGCCAGAGCCACTGATGCAGCAGTGCCGACTTTGTTGCTGGTGAACACGATTGCCGAGCCGGAAACTGATACAGTGCATAGGCCTACAAGCGGCGCCTGAAGAACAGAAGCAACCTGCGCCAATGTTGTGCATGCGGTGAAATTCAAATTGCTTAGGTTAACAACCGTGGTTCCAAGAGTAACTTTCAAATTACCGTTATTCACCAAAATCAAAGATGCAAGATTCGCGGTAAGGCTTGGCGTGGTGAACAGGCCAGGCGTAGCGGATACTGCGCTTAACATGGGGATAATTACAAGTTGGCCGTCACCAGCCAAGATATTAGGGGATTGCCCGAAAACATTCGCTGCCATTTGAGCAGTCACACTGTTTACGCCCCAATCAGAAACGACTTGTTGGTAGCTGACATAAGTTGCGTAACCTGCAAGAGAAACAGAATTATTTACTGGCGTCTCATTAGAAAATAACGCGATGCTATTTACATTTGGCGTTGTCAAACCCGTTGGCGTATTCGTGATTGATACGTTAATGACGTTAGATAATGGTAATGTGGTCATGTTATCCCCTCTGAATTAATTTCGAATTCAATGAAAGGAGTCGTTGTCTGAATAGTATCTTCATCGTCAACCCTTGCAGTGAAATCATCATAATAATCGCCGTAGATAGATTCAATTTGCTTCGTCTTTTTATACCAGACTTGGCAGGCCATTGTAATACTGAATCTGTTAATCTGACTACCCCCCTCGGCATAAGAGGTATTCAGAAACGAAATCGGATTCGGGGATATATAAAAATTATTAGTTTCCTGTTGTTGCTCAGAATAAATAGAGGCCAGAGCGCCAATAGGTTCCCAGCGCCGCAAAATAGCTTCATTGCTGCGAGAAAGTAAATCAATTTGAATATGATCCATGGTGATAACGGTTTGCACTTCTTCCATTCCTGCCGAGTTTGGAACAGTATCATTAGAACTGGCAATAATTTCTGATGTCACCATTCCGACCACGACAAACATTTCTGATCCGGGCGGCACAACTTTATTTTGATCGCGTATCCATATATGATCTAAATCCAGGCCCATTTCGCTTGCCAGAATATTAACAATCAATTGTTCGGCTAGCGGATTCATGATGGAACAAAATCTTGAACTGCATGAAGTTCTATGTAATTATTTAGGCTATAATCATTAATACGCATAATCTTGTATTGCTGACCATTATACAAAATCTTATCATTGGTGGCCAAATCTATTGAACGTCCCTGGCAATGAATTTGCAACCAACTCCAATCACGTTGACCGTCTGGATATTGTTTCAAATCTGTTGGTTTCAATGGCTGAATTATGCCATTAAATTTGATGGTTTTCCTAGTATCCGTATTAAAGCCATTGATAATCGTTTGTGTGATTTTCACAATCGTAATAGGAGAAAACCAGCCTGCGAATGCGGCTGACATCTGCGGCATATTAGATTGCTGATTAAGTGATCTAGCCATTCGGATTTACCACATCACTAGTCACGGATTTTCTTAGTAATGCAGTGTCTTGCAAAATCGCATCACTACCCTTGCGCTTGGCTGTTTTGGGCTTATCTGGCGCCCATTTGCCAAAACCGCCCGTGCTGAAACCTTCATCAATGATGGTTTCAGCAGCAATGCCAACAGTCTTTAAAACTCTGATTATGTCACCCGCGGCAAAAAACCGTTTAACAGTTCCGCTGGTCAAGACATCAAGCAATTGTTGTTTCTTCTCTTGCAGCGGCATCCTCAGCCAGCTACGAACCGGTATATTATTAGTGATGCTCCCAAATTCCTGCACGGCGCCGACAAGGGCGACGCTGGTTCCATCTGGGTAGCTGATGTCTTTCAAAATTCCCACGCGCGCGTAATAGCCTTTAGCCAGCTTAGAACGCATTTCGTCAAATGGCCCAAGATCAACAGTCATGCTGCTTTTTTCTACCATATGCCACCACACCGTCCAGAAGTTGGCAACACGGCCATGTTTCCAACAAGCTTGCCCTGTATCATAGAGAGATATTTAAAGCCATAGGCGGACGTAATATAGAAGGCATAGGCTGGATTTTTCAGGTAACGTTCGGGTATTTGATAATTCTCAGAAACATTCCCAACACTGCGTCCTGTCAAAGGCATCTGTGCGCCGCTTGAAATTCCACCCTGTGCAGCCTTTAAATCATTCACAAGATAATGTGCCGTCAAATATAAATATCCCAATTTAATTTTGGGGTCTTCACTGAACAATGTTTGATTGAAAACTATCTGCGCTTCAGCGAATGCATTCGTAATATCACGATCTTGAACATAATTCATAATATCATCTTCAGCCTGCGCCCATGGACGCGCGGGTGGAGAACACCCAACTGTTCCGTTTACCGTGCAATCATAAAATAACAAACCAGGTGTAAAATACACCCGGTTCCCGTTATTATAAAGCTGCGTATCATTCCAAATATTCAAATATGGAAAATCACGAAAGAACTGAGATTTGAAATCCGCAACCGTTATCGTAGATAAATCCATATGATAAACTCCTAGACAGGAGGTTCATCAGGGAAATCTTTCGATGAACGTGCTGCCACAACAGGTTTTTTAGGTGATTCCGACGCTTGCGCGGGTTCAGCAGGGGATACGTGTTCTTTGAAAACCTGAACAGCATCATCAATGCTCTGAACTTCCGAAGGAAATAGCTTTCTCAATTTATCAGCTATCGCCTTCGGAAATTTACCAGTGACGCCAGGTTTAAAATTCCCTGCCTCTGTCTGGATTACCCGCTTACCTTTATTATAAAGAACTACTTCTTCATCAGCCATATTCCGAATCTCCTATTAGGTGAAATCAAAATATAACATTTCAAGTGGACGATAAGCAAGAGCGCCTGTGTACTGACCATAACCGGCATTCTGGAATTGAAAGCCGTTGATGGTGTTTTGCAGGGTGTTTGCATACGGGACAGGAATGTCCATGCGCAAGCTATCTTCATCGTAATTCAACAAGGTATAACGATTTTTACCCAAGCCCGTCACACCTGTATTTTGTGCTTCATCAGCATAAGCACATTTCAAGATTTTGAAATTAGGGTTGCCCGTAATTAATTTGAAGATGCTCAACAGGTAATCTAGCATTGGAACAGGGAAGGTTCCAGCAGAGCCGGGAACCAATGCGCCTAGGCCGTTGTAGTCTTGTTCTGGCATAATGAAATGTGTCGGCATCACAGTATATGCAGAGTTCAAGCGGTATGCGCCGATGATACCAGCAACCAGAGCGTTGAACTGCGTTGCGTTCATCGTGCTGATGTATTGGGTAATCAAAGCGGTGTTAGAATTAACATTAGGCTGGGTCAACAAACCAAGAACTTTAGAATCGCTAGCGGAACCCAAGAAAGCAATTTTCTGAATACCCAAATCCCAGTTACGCTTACGAGATTTTTCCTTGGAAACTACAACATCCCAGTTACCGGATTTAGCAGCCAACTGCATGTCAAAGAATGACCACGTCGCGCCTTTGGCCCAATTTTTAATCGGATTATAAACCGGTTCAACGCCTGCGTCAGATTCAGCTAAACGGGAATTTGATGCACCGGTATTGATATTACCGGTTTCGAAATCTCCGCTGAGTTCATAGCTTAGGTATGTGACAATCTGGTCTGACCATGCGCCATTACCAACCAAAACTGGCAGATATTCGCTAACGTCGATCGTGAAGAATTTTTGTTCAACGACACGTTTCGAAATCGCAGTTAAAGTCGTGATGTTGATATCATAACCAACGGCGTTTCTTACTTCTTTATTATAACGGGACTGCAAATGATTTGCAATATACCGCTCCCGTTCCGTAAGATATTCTTGGGGAGATACTAACTCGCCTTTTGAATTTGTGATTAGTTCTTGTGGCATTGTGCTATCTCCCGATTATGCTTGTTGGTATGTGAAAGTGAATTTAATGGAAGTGCCGCCAGTTTGGGCGGAACCGCTATTAACAACTTGCAAGCCATCGCCAACACCCAATGGCACAGAGTAGCCAGCGCCAAGAGTTGTATTTGATGATGAAGGTGTGAGAATTGCACCTGTTGTCAAACCAGCTTCTGCCAATGTCGTCACCAAAACGGGAGTGCCGTTTGTGCTTTCAATAATTACCGCTGTACCCGTTGCAAAGTTTCCAGTTACGCGAGCAGTATAATTCAGAACCGTGATAGCCTGACCCACAGCAGCCGGAATTAAAACTTTACCAGCATTGATTTCAGCAAGCGTGGCAGTAACCGTGGCAGTTCTTACAGCACCACTAAGTGAGGAATTTACGGCGCTAAATGGCGCTTGGATGTAAACTCGGATTAAATCACCATCAGCAGCAGCTTTATCATAAGCGAAACCAATAACTGGATTTGTTCCGCCGCTAGTTACAACTTTATTAGTCGTATAACTCACTTCAACGCTGGCGCCGCGCGTAATGGCTCCGCCTGCTGTCATGTACATGATGGAACCGAATAACGCAATTTCTACATTAGAAGATAGCGGGAAATTTGCATCTTTCAAATTCCGTACAACAAAACCGAATGTTGCATCAGTATTGGCAGAAAGCGCGATTACCTTCGGAACACCGCCGCCTGTAGTAGCAAGCTTTACTGCTTGACCGGCAACCAGTGGAGTAGATTGAGCCGCATCGACTTGTGCGGTAATAACATTTGAGCCAAATCCTTCAAGATCAAGTGCGCCCTGAACCTGAGATTGTGCAAATTGGTTAATTGCTAGTGTCATAATTATTGCTCCGCTATTGTTATTTGTTGTGGTTTAACGAAAAAAGTTCCTTGCCGCGAGCAAGTTTGTCGATAGACGTATCAATTACGCGTGCTTTGTCGCTTCCATCCCATTTGAATGTGTTAGGTGCATTACGCATTTCATCAAAATGTTTGGTGTCCTTGGAATTCTTTTTCTGTTTTTTATTTTCCATATCATCCATATCCTCATCATCGTTTTCTTTTTCTTCTTCGTCTTTCGCCTTATCATCGTCTTTGTCGGCGTTTTTCTTCATGTTCTTTTTTGCAGAACGATAAGCATTCTTCAAATCTTCGATGCTTACTTTTTCACCGTCAAGATCATAACACTCGCTGTCATTTTCTTTTTCTTCTTTCTTATCTTTTTTATCTTCGTCTTTTTTGAATTCTTCATTCATATCATTTTTCTTTGCGTTGGTAAGTTGGCGCAAATCTTTTACCAGAATGCTTTTGCCTTCAAACTCTACAAAATCTTCATCTGAAACGTCAGCAGCATTTTCAATTTGCTCTTTCGATTTACGGAAAAATTTTAACATTGGTGCTATCTCCTGTGTTTTTTCTGTTTTGGAATTTCTTAATTCATCAGCCTGCGTTTTTTTCGCATCTTGATAAACTTTAAATTCCTCTGGTGACATAATGCATGCTTCTTCATATCGGGGATTCGGAACTATGGCAAGGTGAGTGAATTCACCGCCCAGCATTTTACGGTTATACGGGCAGTTATTCTGCATTCCAGCTTCACCCCATGCATGGGGAATATAGGCATTTGAGACGCTCCATCTTTTTGCAATAGCTTGATGCGCGGCGTCATCAATCGCTAAAATTTTAAACCATGCCCAACCGTCTAGTTCATTATAAAAACTTTCGGTGACATAACCGGCTGCTTTTTCTTTCATAGTCGCAAGATCAACATCATCATGATGAATGAAAACAGGTTTGCCGACGCCGGATGGCATCATGTTTTTAATTGCGTCTAAATCAACATAAATGGTTTCATCTTCATAACCGACTAAACCGGGTTGCATGTGCCGAGCATAAAATACTCTTGGAAATTGAGAGGCATTTTGTTTTTCTTTATCGCCTTCAACATGTTTGATAGCCGTGGCGATGGCAATTCCTTCATCGCCTGATTCTTTTAAAATAGCATTCGCCTGTTTGCAAAATTCTTTTTTCTGTTCATCCGTCCAATCTTTCTTGGATACGGATGCAGGAAGATTATCAACGGACCATGGCATAAATCATTATACCAAAATTATATTGAATCTGTAAAGACTGCATGTTACAATCAAAGTTATGTGCATGAAATCCGCTATTTACAGAAGATTATCATCGGTAAATAGGAACGATATGCTTGTCGCACACATTGAAAAAGTTGAGCCAACAGATTCGGGCGGAATTAGATTTGTCGCCCAATTCTTGACTAAAAGGCGAGTATTTCAAAAGCCGTTTTATATTCCGTCTGTTATGTTGGGCGCACTCCAAAATGGTCATCCTAATACCTCGCTTGATAATAAACTTAGGTTGTAATTCAGCCATTAGAAATTCTATGCAGATGAAATCCGCCTAATCCTGCAAAGTCTGCTAATAGGATAATGGCAACGATTGCGAAGATAACATAAACAACAATGCGGAAAGGTTCCGGCAATGGAATTTTTGTCATCACCCAGTAAACAATGCCACCGATTGCAACCAAAGCCAAAAGTTGGATTAATAAGTCCATGATTATGGCTTAGAAACAGCAGAAACTTTATTTACCAAGGAATTAATGGCAGTTTGAATATCGGCCAATAATTTATTTACAGCTACAAGTTCAGATGAAGGTGTGGAAGATAAAACGGCCTCCACCGAATCTGACAATGATTTTACATCGTCGTGAACTTCATCAATTTTCTCTGAGAATTCAGTAAGTTGTTGATTTGGCATGGCGCATCCTTTGGTTGAAATAGAATAAGAATATGCGCCTACTATGATAAATAACCAATTATGCTTTGAAATTATCGAATAACCGGAATGGCCTTACACCGGCATCCGTAATCTTCGCCTGGATTCGCGCGCCGCCCAGTGCGTAAATCTACAACTGGGGGACTATCAAATCGGAAAATCTGACCTTGCAGCGCCTTGTGATCTGGACGCTCGCGCGCGTCCATGGTGCCGGACCATTTATATTCTGTTACCCCGATATCCGCATATCGTGTCTCATGAAATTTTGACAACAGCAATGATGTTTCCTGCCGCGCCAAAAATTTAGCCTTGCGCTTTGATATTTCGTAATTTTCCTGGATATGTTCGATCAATGATTTAGTTGTCCGTCCGCCAAATGTATTATTATAAACTGCTTCACGTAAGCTAAGAATATTATCAGCCGTCCACTTCTTAATATATTTATCAAGATTTTGACCCCATTCTGCGGCAATAATGTTTTTTTGTTGATCTGTTAAATTAGGCGGAATGGATATTGATTTGACCTTTTTTTCCCAATCCTCATTTATCATAGTAACGGCATCAAAATATTTTCCTGAAACATCAGAAATATGATTGATGCTATCAATATCCATATTATCTAAGCTTTTAATAACAGACTTACGCAAAGCATCATAATTCATTTCCGCATGTGCTTGTGCGGTTCGTAATTCCATGGGCATATCATTCCATGGTAGCGAGAATGTGCGTGACGCTGTGTTCCAATTGGCCCCAGCTTCCTTTAATGCCTTAGTTGTCTTTGAATTAAAAGAACCACGGAACTCCCCACTATCATACCAAATTATTCCAGCGTGTATGGCATCAATTAATGGACTGGATGCATTGCGCAATTCGGCACCAATCTGTTCATTTATCGTTTTACCAAGCGGCCCATAAATTATATGCGCAAATAGATCGCGGATTTCTTGTTCGATGCCCGAATAATAACGATCAACTAAAGGCTGGGCTTCACCGTATTTCATCGGTTTCGTATCGCAACAACGTTTTTGCAATCATCAAACGCCGGTCGCACCTTGGTTTTAAGATACAATGCTACCGCGCGCTGTGTAACGTTCACCTTGGGGGCAGGCGGCCAATCAGCGCATTCAATGACCTGTTTTTTTTCTGGTATCGGTGTGGTGCTACAATTGCTTAAGAACACGCAACAAAACAGGAGCAACAGGGCCATCATCAGTAGCGGGGGCATTGTTGATTTCTTCTGCACTAGCATCGGCCTCTTTCCTTGATTGAATTTCGAAATTCCGCAAATCCCTAATATTATTCGCCTGATTCTGGTATTGTACTATAGTTTTTTGTGAGGCATCAAGTTTTTCCTGCAAACTATCAATCTCATGACCGCGCCAAATAAATAGCGCAACACATCCAGCAATCGCCGCAGCAACGCCGATATATAGATAAATCTTGATGTTGTTTAAAAATACTAGGATTGCTGCGATCATTTTTCTTCATCCTTTGGAGTGCTTAATTTATTCTTGATGCCAGAACCAATGGATTGCGCGGTAGTGCCGCCGAATAAAAGCGTGTACGCACTACCAAAATCAGAAAAATGAAAATCAGAATAATCAATGCAAACCATAATGATGCCGCAAACCGTAATCGCCATGATGCCAATGAACATAAAGAAAATCATATGATCGACGGTTCCATCCTGTTTATCAAATAGTTTGCTCCAAAAACTCACGTTAAAGTCCCACCAGCTTTAATATAAACATTCTTCAGGGTAAGCATGTGATTTTGATGCTGACCCGAATCACTTCCGGGAAGGCTTGCCCATTCCGCGGAACATTTAAAAATCGCATCTTCAAAACGTCCTGCGTCTACATCATCAATGGCATTATGTTCAGTTATTAAATCCAAAGCCATTATATCTTGAGAATCAGGGAAAAAATCTGTGAACCCATAATTTTTGCATAACCCCAACCAAGTAGGATAAATAATCTGATAAAGCCCGGCAGCAGTACTATTTAATTCACGATTTAAAATACGTGGGTGCTTACTATAATCATCAAAAAGTAAAGGTTTCTGCGGCGTGCTTCCAACTAAAACATTGTAGCCTGCATCAGATATTGAAATTAACTCCGGCCCTACTTCGCTATAAGCGATAGTCGCCAGAAATGCATTGCGATTTGTCATTAATGAAAATACCCTATTGCTCTTAAACCTCCTATAAGAAGGGCAGAGCCACCCGTGCTAGTAATTAATGAAATTATTACTTGTCCAAATAATAATTTTGCTTTTGTCGCCGCCTCTTGGCGAATGATAAAATCAGTGCAATTTTTAATCTCAGCCTGCATAGTCTGCATACTTCTGACAACATTTTGGCATGTTAAATTTAGAAGCGCCAGTTGAGTTTCAACCGGATAGCCCTTGTCTATGTTTGGCATGTCATCCATAGATTCACTCATATCATAAAATCATTATTTAAAAAAGTTGATTTTTTATTTCTATATGCCTATAGCATCCCCATTAGCAAGCCTCAGCACTTTAATATTTCTATTCAGCACAAGCGATAATCCGGTCCCACCAGAACCGCCAGAAACAATTAATGTGAAATTATTTACGCCATCTGTCATGGGAATAGAAGTCGCACCGTTTGCATTAATTGTTAAATATGCCGACGTAGAATTTAATACATGCTGGTCCAATAGAACGGCTGCGCCAGAAACAACACTGAAGGGAGAGCCGGACCATGTTGTGCCCGTACCGATTAATTTATAGCCCGTGTACTGCGTAGATGAAATTGATTCGACCACGCTGGATGTGATTAGCCCGGCATAGGGTGTGCTAGAGTAGGCGTAAAATCCATACATAATTATTCTCCTAAATCGTGATGCTTTGAATTCCCGTAATTCCGCTAATACCCATTAAGCTATCTGGTACAGTGGATGTTAAATAAGGCGCGATTATTGGCTGAATGGCTGCTGCTTCCGCAATATATCCTACTACATTTTTATGTAAGTAATCGAAATAGTTCGTAGCATCGAAGGCGCCGCCTGTTTTCCACGGAATTCCCGCTTCGTTCCATGGGTCTATATCAACGAATGTTGTTTTCGTATCGCCACCTGCGATGAAAGCATTCACGACATTTAAAATACCTTGGCCGGGAATACTTGATTTGCTAACAGCTTCTAGTGATGCGAATGTCTGGCCGCCATAACTGCATTGTTTAATTCCCTCAACAAGAATTTGTGTGGTTGGCAATTTACTTCTGACCGTCGTTAACGCAGTGCTATAGGCTGTCGTCATCGTTGCTAAACTTTCAGCACCAAAAATATCATTAATTAGAAAATCCATCGTAACGACAAGAGGCGCAACTGCTCCCGGAAGATGACTCAATCCGTTAAAATAGTTATTGCTATTCCATCCAGTAAGAGTAGAGCCGGGAATTCCGATATTCACAGACTGGCAATTGAAATACTGCGAAACCAATTCAGTCCAACCTAAAACAGGCAATCCATTTGTACCATTCACGGCGGCAGTTCGGCTATCACCGCAATGAACAAGCTTTAATGGGCGAACAAGAAATGCTTGTGTTTTCGTAGTATCAATTCCTGAAACGCCTGGCGTATTATCATTATACGGCATAAAACATGCCATAATTAAACCAGGGTTTCCGCCTCCTGTAATTTCATAAAGATATGGCGTTGTTGGATCATAACCTGTGGCCAAATCCACAAAATCAGACATGTTGCTAGTGCCTGCATCAGTATAGCTTTGACCCGCATCAAGCGGAATGCCGCTAGAACCATCAGCAGGTAAACGATTAACATGCCAAGTCACACCATTGGCATATGAAATCATTTTAATTCCAGAAATCGCGCCTACGAAACGTTGTTTCATCGTATAAACATTATTTAAAGAAACTGGTAATTGTGATTTCAGGCAGTTCGTAAAATTAGCTACAGAATTTCCTTGCGTTCCACCACCTTCTAATCCGACATAACTTGGTAATGCACCGGATGAAATCGGCGCGCAATAATGCGGTGCATAAGC